GCCGTATTATAAGCATAAGTTGCAGGGAATTCTTGCTTTGCGAAATTATCCGCTAATGCAGGGTTAGCCTTTGCCATAGCCTTAAAATGAGTAACGACATCCTCATAGTCATCATGTTCTTTCTGCATCTGCCTTTGGTCAAATTTCAATGCAATATTAAACATCTTCCTATCTTGATGTTGTGTAAACCCATCAGGATCATCAATAGGATCTGGCACCTTTTCAGGCTCCACATTCTTTAACGTTTCCTCATAAGAAGCTATCTTTTGCTCTAATGCTTCAATGCGCTTTTCAGCATCTTGACGCTTGCGACGTTCATCCAAAGCCGCCGCCTTAGTCCAGCTTTCTTGAGTTTCATCCTCTTTCTTTTCGTCTGCTGTCGGCTCAGACTGTTTAGGCTCTTCAGCCTCGACCTGCGATGGTTCCTCTGGTGCCGGCTCTTCAGCCTTTACCTCGGGTTCTGGATCAGGTGCAGCTTCCACTACATCTGGCTCCCCATCATCGAAAAGATTATCAATAAAGGAATCTTCCTCTTTTTCCTGTGTCATATATTACCTGTCGACCTTATAGGAGTCGTCCCAATCATCTCTCGACCGTTAGCCGTCGTCACTATTGCCCCAACCAAGGGGAATTTATATTCTGCGATCTATATTGTTTAACAATGCTACTATGATAGCCAAAAATATAATCACTACAATCTCAAACCACATCAGGCATTTACCTGCGGTGATTCATCTGGACGGGTAACCAAGGTGGCATTCTCAATCGCCAATTGCTCCGCCCGCTTCTCTGCAAGTTGTGCCTCAGCAAATGTTTTTGCATTATTAACTTCTGCCGTTTGCGCTTCCATCTGTGCCGCACCACCAGCAGCCTGTATGGCCTCTTGCTTTCTAGTCTCAATTTTCTCTATCAACTCGTCCTTATTCCTCAAATTCGATAACGCTATTAAATCCTCCAACGCTATCTCAGGTCTGCCCTGTGCGAACTGTGCCAATGTAGCAAATTGTTCTTGCTGAATATTAACTATATCTGCACTTTCCTCTATTATAATATCTACATCTAATTCCGCAACCTTATTTTTTACTTCAACAATTTCTTGCAAAACTGGTGATTGCTCTTGCATTAACCTCGTAAATTCAAATGCCGCACCCTTACGCTCTGCCTCGCCACGGCTTTCATCATTGATAATATTCTCTAAAAATTCTTGAACCGTAACCTCATGGTTAAGCCCTGTGAACTTTAGATTGTCTTGATCGTCTGTTACCCTAATCCATTTAGGCTTATCCCAATACTGTTTTATCATCGCATAGGCTTGACGAAAAACACGCTTCTTAAATGAATTATGACTTGAGAAAATACTAGAGACCTCTAAAGAACCCGCTGACTGCAACCGATCAATAGCTTTACCCGATAGATCACCGCTTGAACGCTCCCCCGATAACTGCGCATTCATAGATTGTGCATCTAATTCCTGCTTAGCATCGAGATAAAGATTAAGCTGACCCTGCGTAAAATCATTCGTTGGCAATACTTCAAAGTCCCTTGCCTGACCATTATATTCAACATGACCATTAGGCTTAGCTAATTCCCTTTTAAGCGCATCCACATTTTCAACAGCACCACGAGGCGCGGCTGTCTGTCGTGATGATAGCAAATGCAAAGCCTTGGAACGTCTATGGTTTATCTCTTTTTGTAAATCAATAAACGCCCGTGCCTCGCCATAGCGCTGGTTTTCTCTATCTATATAACAAGATTGACCAATGATAGGGCATGAGGGCTGACCATCTTCACCAATATAAGGAGATAGCTGTGGCCTCTCTAAATAGGTGGTTCCTGAAACATAAGCCACGCGCCATTGGTTTTTCTGTAAATAAAAGTGCTGCGCAACCCTATAACGAGTGCGGCCTTGCTCCTGACTAATCCAGTAGCGGGGCTTATCTTCAAATGTATCATCATATCCATGATTAGCGTCGTAATGCTTGGATAAATCTTCTAGCTTTACACGATTGCCAAACAGGTCTTTAATCTGGTCTTCATCTAACCAAAGCATCTGACCTAAGTAACGCGCATCCGTAAAATCTTTCTTAATAGAATGCGGATCATAATAAAACCGATCCCAAGGAATACGAGAGATTATTATATTATTTTCACCCTTTGAATCTTTGAGAACATCGACTATTACAGCCCCATAACCTTCAACCACCATATCTTCAAATACATCAGCATCGGTAATATCATAGTCATTATTATCTTCTATATAGCGCAATGCATCGGTAATCGCATGGGCTGCCTCTTCATCATCTGAATTACGTGGAAATGCCTTAATGTCTGTCTTGCGCATTTGAAGCAATCCCTTTAAACCCTCAATCTTTGGCTTAATACGATTAACTGTAATGGGGGCTTGTTTGCGGCGATTTAGCTCTGATAGCTCCTGTTCTGACCATTGATAGCCAGAATAGTAATCCCTATCTCTTTGAGACAAGATACGCGCGTTATGGGTAGCATCTAGAAAATACTCAATTTGGTCTTTTATTTTATTCACATCTGACATTAAACATTAGCCCAAAAATCGTTGTCATCTTCATCAAGGCCGTAACCATCTTGAACCTTGCGCTCTTGTGGTGCCTCGAACTGTGGCGCATAAGTTTGGTCAAGTATTCGACCAAATAAACCGCATACATCTACTTTATCATCATATTTGCCATAAGGAAAGGATATTAATTGCTCAAGTAACGCATCCCCCCAAGGTGTATTAGGGATATGCACTTTCCCTTGTGATGCAAGTCCTTGAAACGCCCGCGCATTGGCTGCCTTATCCTTTACACTGGCAATCCATTCTAACCTGAAATACTTCTTTCCTCGCATATAGGACTTAATAAACGGCTCTGTTGATCTACGAATCACACCCGCCTCAGCTACCCACAATACAGGGTCATGCTTTGATACAAGCTTCTGTTGCTCAATAATCCATTTATCAGCCGATGTTTGACCTGACCACCAATCAAGCAAATATAAATCCTCATGCCTATCAAAACCAGCAATCCCTAACTCGGTATAGTCACCCTTACCCTCAGACACTGCCGAATCATTTGCCCCATAAATAGTAAGCTTGGACGGCTCCGATCCAACCCGATAGCGTTTAAACCATTCCCGCTTAAAGAATACCCCCTCATCAGGTGTTGGGTTTTGTAGATACTGCGCTGAAAAGGTGCGTAAATCAGCAGCTTTCATAGCATTTAATTCATCTATCGTATGTTTAAAAGGCCATAAGGCTTCACCCTCTGTAATAGCCGGAATATTCAGATGGTAAAACTCCTCACCCATTCCCCCTTCCATGACAAAGCCTGACATATCGTCTTCATGGATACGCTGCATAATAATAATTATTGGGGTATCTCTACTATTGCGCCGTGACTTAATGGTATTATTAAGCCGTTCATTAACCTTATCCCGTTCCATACTTTCTGCATCAGTCACTTTAAGCGGGTCATCTATTATAATAGCCCCATCGAACTTATTTGTAGGCGATGTTAAACCAGCCCCGAACCCTGTAACAGCACCACCTGCCGCAGTAGCATAAAGACCGCCGCCATCTGTCGTATACCATTTCTTTTTGGATTTACTATCCGACTTAAGCTGCACATTCCAATGCTTTTGAAACTCAGCACTTTCGATCAATTCCTTGGCCTTTTGTGAATTATCAAGAGCAAGGTCATCTGAATAGCTTAAATGAATAAACTTAGCTTTAGGATTAACAGCCAATGATTTAGCTATCCAATTAATAACAGCAAGCTCAGTCTTTCCATAGCGTGGGGGAATATTAATCAGCAGGTTCTTTATCTTTCCCTGTTCAACTTCTTTTAATGTATCTGCAATAATACGATGATGGGAATTTTCAACAAAGGCCTCTTTCCTAGCACGAAAGAAGTAATCGGAAAAAGCTATGAGGTCTTTCTCCATCTTACGCTTTTCAAGCTCATCAAGGAGAGATATTAACTCTGCCCTGTCGTCACTTGACAAGCTTTTTAATGCGCTTCTTGATTTCCTCTGTGGTTTCGTCATCAAGGTTATTAATCTCAGTTGTTATGCTATGGTTAAGATCTGCGTTAAAACTCATACCCCTTCTATTTGCAAGCCATGCTTTCTGTGCAGCAGGATCAGGCGGATAATTCTTAACGGTATCGACTCTTATAATTTGCCCGTCATTGAGAAATATCTTTTCCTCTGGTACGCTGAAGCCAATCGCCCTTTGATACATTGCCCTGTAAACCCTTGCATCTGCATGGTTTTTTGCATCATTTAACGCCTCTAAAAGATCGGGCTTGAAGTTAGCATGCTTTTCATTCTTCCAATTGTAATATGTCGCCAAGGAAATATCCAATGCAACTGCCATTTGCTCATCGGTTAATCCCAGCAAAGCCAATCGAAAAGCCTTATCTGGTGTTTCCTCTCCATCGTACTTCTTAGACACTAGCAGTAATCCGTTAAATACTCGCTGTAATACTTATCAGGATCCCTTACAAAGATATCCAAATATGCACTAAACTTCTCTGTCCCTGTATCTGCTAACACCTCAATGAGATTACGCCCATCCTCTGTTGCTTCTATCTGTGCCGTAGCAACATTACTTGCTAATGCCTGTCCGGTAATACTCGCTTGTCCATGTTTTGAAGTCCATGTAACCGATGTGACTGTATTATTATCCTCAGCCCATGGGGTAAAGTCGAAAGAGTAAGTTCTTTTCCCTCGGATATTGAATTGATCCTTATGGGAATTAATATTATCTCTAGCCCGTATTACATATTCTTTAGCCATCTACTAACTCAAAGTTTACATCATTAGGGGTTTCTGTTTCAGGGGTTGAACTGTTTAAAAGATGGGCATCCGATTCGTTCTTTAACAAACTACGCTCGGCAAAAAAATCGCCCTGCATGGAACCATCTTGAAACCCCGTAATTGCAACGTCCATAATGTTTGCACGATACGCATCGCTG